CTTCCTGCGAGGAAGCCGCGGTCTTCTCCGCCTCGACGCACCTCTCTCGCTGCTGCTCCGCCCCGAAACTCTCCAACCTGAAAAAGGTCTATCCGTGACTACCCCGCACAGTATTGGCAAGTCCTGGCTCCGCGGCTGGGTCTTCCGCCCGGATAAGGACTCCCCGGACTTCATCCTCCTGACTTACGACGCCGAGACGACTTCAATCCAGCGCGTCCCGTCGCTCGCCGAGGCGACCTTCCTCCAGCGTCCTACCTCGATCTTCATGGCGACGCTACTCACCACTTTCCCGAAAGCTCAGGCCTGCGGCGCCTTCCGTCGCTACCCGTCTTCCCCTCTGGAGCTTGTCTAATGCGCAAAGTCCTCTACCTCGCCGCACCCTACTCCCACCCTGACCAGAAGATCTGTGCGGAGCGCGTAGCGGCAACCGCCTTCGCCGCGTCAATCCTAATGACGCGCTATGACTTCGTCGTCTTCGCCCCGACCGTCCAGGGCCACCAGGTGGTCGACCACCCCCCGCTGGAACAGTCCATCTCCCACGACTTCTGGATGGGGCAGTGCCTGCCGATGCTCCAGGGCGCCAATACCCTCGGCGTGCTTAAACTCTCCGGCTGGAATGACTCTCTCGGCGTGAAGCGCGAGTGGGACTTCGCAGTGCGCAATCACATACCAATCTGGGAGATCGAGTTCTTTTCCCATGATGTTGAGCGTCAACAGTCCATAGCCGCAGCCTCGGGAAAGTTCATCCTCCCTCGCCCACCTTTCCCCCTCACCGACCTTACCACCCGGAGTACGACATGACTACCACTTTCTCTCTCAAAGGCAAACAGCTCGACGCGGCCGAATCCATCCGCCGCTTCCTCGCTGACCCCGACGCAACCCGCTTCCTCCTCCAAGGCGGCGCCGGAACCGGCAAAACCTACACGGCACAGTCCCTGCTTGAGTCGGTCAAAGGCCGCGTGCTCTACACCGCTCCGACTAACAAGGCCGTGCGCGTCCTTCGCCGCACCCTCACCCGCGATGACTTCAAGCCCGAATGCCGGACGATTTACTCCGCTCTGGGCCTCTCCATGAAGGAAAATGGCGAGGTGAAAGAACTCTCCGCACCTGACGACCCCGTTGACCTCTCCGCGTATAAGCTCGTCGTTCTCGATGAAGGTTCAATGGTCAATACGCAGGTCAACACCTTCCTCACCAAAGCCCAAGAAACCTACGGGTTCAAGCTCCTTGTCATGGCGGACTTCTGTCAGCTCCCGCCGGTCGGGGAACCGCACTCCCCTCTGCGTGACATCTCCGACTGGACCGTCGAACTCACCGAACCGCGCCGCTTTGAGAACCAAATCCTCCGCCAAGCCACGGCTCTCCGCGACCTTGTCCTCAAGCCCTACGCCCGAATCTCCCTCGAAGATGACAACGCCGACGGTGAAGGCGTCTTCCGTCTCGGGGAAGGGCAATTCGAGCTCCGAATGCGGGACTTCGCCGCCGACGGCGAGTTCTCCCGGCCCGACGCGGCGAAGGCGATTGCCTGGCGTAACGTCACCGTGGACAAGTACAACGCCATCATCCGCAGGGAAATCTTCGGCGCGGAAGCCTCGACCCTCTGGCTTCCCGGCGACCGCTTGACCACGCTTGGTCCCTGCATGGACTTGGACAACAAGAAGTCCGCAGACACCGACGACGAAGGTATTGTCGAGCGCGTCGAAGTCGAGCCCCACCCGCTGTATGAACAGTACCTCACATATCGCTTGACCGTCACCACCGATGACAATCGGCTGATCGTTCTCCGTCCGCTCCATCAGTCTTCAGCCCTGGCGTACAAACGCGAATGCGAGAACCTCGCGCAACAGGCCAAAGCGACTCCACGGCTCTGGAAGAAGTTCTGGGACTTGAAGGAGGCTTTTCACGCCACCCGCCATGCCTACGCCACCACAGCGCACCGCTCCCAAGGCTCAACCTATGAGTCATCCTTCGTTGATTGGCGGGATGTGCTGATCAATCGCAACCTGATCGAAGCCCGCCGGTGCCTCTACGTCGCAATCTCCCGCGCGAAGTACCGCGTGTTTTTGAACTAACCTTTCCCGCACGGGGATTGTGGACCGCCGCACCCCGTGTTAGCCTCACTCCATACTCACATCAAACAAGGCCACCACCATGACACCCGAAGCTCAGTCCGAACTCGAAACCCTCCGGGCGAAAATCACCGCCGGAACTTACACCGCCGACGACCTCCGCACCGCTGTTGCGATCATGCGTGAAGGCCGAGCGATTGCCGCCGCAGCTTCCGCCACATCCCGGACGAAAAAAGCAACCACGGCGGCGAAAAAAGCCCCGATCAACGCAGACGACCTGCTTGCAGGACTGGACTCGCTCTAACCCTTTACCCAAGCCAAGGAGGCTACCATGACAGTCAAGATTAAAACGGATATCTGGGTGTATTACAACCCTGCTAGTGGACAAACCCAGGCCTTTGCGATGGATATGGAGGGGTTTCTGCCAGAGTCCGCGTTTGTGGATAAGATCCACTATGAAAAAGAGCTTGACCCGGAGTCTATGGTGCTTAAAGCCGCCAAGTCGCTACAAGCTCAGGCGGATAAAATTATGGCTGATGCCTATGTAGAAGCCACTCAGCTCCGCGAAGCTGCCCAATCCCTCCTCGCCCTCCCCGCTGCCTAAGGACCTACCACCATGACCGACCACACCTCAGCCCAGATGTTCCCCCACGTCATCGATTCCACCACTTTGTCCACCTACCGCGCCTGCTCGCACAAGGCCTTCCGGCAATATATGCAGCACTGGAAGCCGGGCGAAGAGTCCGTCCACCTGATCGCCGGCGGGGCATTCGCGAAGGGGCTGGAAGTCGCCCGCTCCGCGTATTTCGAGGGCCGCTTCCTCCGCCCGGCTGTTCAGTACTCCCCCGAGGGCAAGCGCTCTGTCACTTGGCTTGAAGAAGAGTGCCCAGCTCACGACGGCGATCTGGCACTGGAAGTCGGCACAGCCGCCCTTATCGCTGCCTACGGCGACTACCAATGCCCGCCCGAGTCCGCGAAGTCCCTCGTCCGTATGGCCGGTGCGCTGGAATTCTACTTCTCCGCCTACCCCCTTGGCGAGGACGGCGCGGACCCTCTCCTTCTCCCCTCCGGGCGCCACGCCATCGAGTTCTCCTTTGCCGAGCCTCTCGATGTCCTCCACCCTGTCACCGGCCAGCCGATCCTCTACGCCGGCCGCGCCGACATGATCTGCAACTACGCCGGTGGCCGCTATATCGAAGACGACAAGACCACGGCCAGTCTCGGCGCCTCCTGGGCGCGGCAGTGGGAAATGCGGTCCCAATTCACCGGATACACCTGGGCGGCACGGCGCAACGGGATTGAGGTCGATGGCTGCCTGATCCGCGGCGTGTCGATCCTCAAGACCAAGTACGACACTCTCCAAGTCATCACCAACCGCCCGAAGTGGGAAGTCGAGCGTTGGTACGATCAGACCTGCCGGGATGTGGAACGCTGGATTTCCGAGTGGAAGCTTGGCCGGTACGACTACTCCCTCGATGGTGCCTGCACCGAATACGGCGGGTGCGCGTTCACGACTGTCTGCAAATCCCAGAACCCGGAAGCCTTCCTCCCGATCTACTTCCACAAGCGTGTCTGGGACCCGCTGCTTCGGCAGGAAATGACGGTGGAGGAGTATGAAGCGAGCTGGGGGCATCAAGGAAAGGTGGAGGGATAGATCATGTGGATTAGACTGACACTCGCGCATAATGAAACTCCGATGCTGGTCAACCTTGACAAGTTGACCACTATCCTCCCCTATAAAAGAAGTGATGGTGTCGCTGTCACTGAAGTCTGCGTGAATGAGGAGTCAAGCTACACAGTTCTTGAATCTTTTGACGAAATCCAGGCTCGAATCTCCGCGCTCATTATCCCCGAATAACCCACGCGAACCTCCACCCCACACCCTGCCATGCCCTACCGTCAGCTCTATTTCTCCGGCACACGCCTCCTTGGCGAGGCCTCCCGCGGCCCGGTCTGCATCGGTGGGGAGTGGTCCGCACCTTGTTCCTACCTCTGGGTCTGCCGTTACTGCGGTGAGATTTACCAGCGCGCACCAGTCATCCTACCCTCCGGCGAGGTCATGGACTGGCTTCCCATCATGGACACGTGCTCACGCTGCGCACCTCGTTGCCTCTCCCAGTTCCTCTACCCCGGTACTTTCTACCTACCACTTCGATCGGAGTTTAACGACGCTCTCCCTGTCCCAGTGCTCCTGCACGACTACCTCGCCTACGACCGCCACTTTCGGAGATTTCACCCATGACCACCTCCCTCACCGTCCCTGACTTCACGGCCCTGCCACCTTCCGCCCAGGGGTTCAACGTAACTCTCATGGGCCCTTCCGGCACCGGCAAGACCCACTCCGTCGGCACTCTCGTCGACGCGGGCCTCGAAGTCTTCTGCCTCTTCCTCGAATCCGGGCTGGAGTCCCTCCAGGGCTACTATGTCGACCGCGGTAAGCCCATTCCGTCCAACCTCCACTGGCACGTGATCAAAGCCCCGGACTCGTCCTTCGAGGATATGATTTCCGCTGCTACCCGCATCAACACCCAATCCCTGGACTCCCTCGCCAAGATGATGGACCCGGACCGGTCGAAGCATAACCAGTACGTCTCCATCCTCCGGGCCTTGTCCGACTTCCCCGACGACCGCACCGGGCAGAAGCATGGCTCTGTCGGCGCCTGGGGGCCGGATCGAGCACTCGTCCTCGACGGCCTGACCGGCCTGGGCCGCGCGGCTATGGCTCTGGTCGTCGGCGGCAAGCCCGTCAAGAATCAGTCCGATTGGGGCATCGCGCAGGACCAAGTTGAAAAGCTTCTCCGTAAGCTCTGTGACGACTGCCGCTGCTCCTTCGTCCTTCTCGCCCACGTCGAACGTGAAACTGATGCCGTTCTTGGCGGGATTAAGCTCATGGCCTCCACCCTTGGGGTTAAGCTCGCACCCAAGATCCCCGCCATGTTCTCCGACGTGATCCTCTCGACCCGTCAGGGGGAGAAGTGGGCCTGGGACACCTCCAACTCAATGGCTGATCTCAAAACCCGCAATCTCCCGATCAAGGCTGACCTCCCACCGTCCTTCGCCCCGATCGTGAAGAAATGGTTCGCCCGCGCCAACTCAACCCTTCCCGCGGAGGTATTGCAAGCCCCACCAGCGTGAGTTAATGTAACTCCATCGAGTCAAACGCCGCGGCTGCCGTTCCTCGATAGCTCTACCGCAGCCGCCAAACCATACCACTTTCTACTTTTTTAAAGGCTCTCCATCATGTTCGATCCCAATGCTTTCCTTGACCAAGTTATCGAAGAAGTCGGCTCCACGGAGATCATCCCCATCCCGGCTGGCGAGTACATGGCCACCATCGACAAGAAGGAAATCACGCAGTGGAGCAAGCGTGACGATCCTACCATCTCCGGCCTGAAGCTCAAGGTCACCTGGAGCCTGGAAGACCAAGCCGTCCGCGAACTCTTGAACCGCGAAAAGGTCACCGTGGTCCAGGATATTATGCTCGACATGACCGACACCGGCAGCCTCGACATGGGCAAGGGCCGCAACGTGGAACTCAACCGCCTCCGCGCAGCCATCGACCTCAACGTCTCCGGCTTCTCCTTCAACCAGCTCGACGGGCGCATGGCGCGCATCACCGTGAAGCACGACCCGGACAAGACTGACCCGCAGAAGTTCTACACCCGCGTCAAGTCGGTCGGGCATGCGTAAGGCTCGGTGAGTCCCTCAACCGCCCCTTCGGGGGCTTACTATGGAGTACAGATTTTGACTTAGGAGAAAGAAATGAAACACGAACAAGGTTACACGGACGGCGGCGCAAACCCGCACTACGACGGACTGTTTGACGGCGAAACCGACGCAGACAAA